TGACAAGGGATCTTTGAATGGATTGGTAGACTGCTATAACTTCCATTGTCAACCTATGATCCCTCTGCAACCAGAAGATAAAAAGATTCGAGATGTTTTCGTTGTGAGTGAGACCATGGAGCAGATCTGCGAACTCCGTGATGATCTGACTCAATATGCTCTTAAAGACGCCGAGATTACTCAGGAGCTGTATTCTATCCTTATCCTTAAGTATCTCCAGAATAACCCGTCTCTGACAACTCTGCTCGGTCACTTCGGTATCTCTTCTGCTTTCCTCCCTGTCGTCGATGACTGGAAAGAATGGTTTGAAGGTTGCGAAAAAGTCTGGAATGATTCTATTTCCCGGCAAGAAGAAATCCTTGGCCAGATGGCTCAAGAGATCTACGATGCTTGGAATCAAGGAGAGATTGATGTAGACTCAGATCCCTGGTTGTCTCAGATGGATTGGGAGTGTAACTTCAAACTTACTAAAGCAGGAAAGCCTTCTTCTAAATGGTATGGTATCCCCAAGTGGCTGAGGAGTGTATCTGAGATTCAGAAAACCGAAGAAGGTAACAAACTTGTTATCGGTGGGATCTCTACTAAGAATCGTTTGTCTCATTTTCTTCTCCGACTCAAGTGGGATGATAAGCCCATGACTTACTTCTCCAGCAAAGGGTGGTGTTTCCTTGATGAAGATATGGGCGAGTTCATCCGAGTTCCCCACCCTAAGGGCGAAGGAGAAAACGTTGGAGGTGTACTTTCTAAAGACTATGCTGATGACTTCGAAACCGGAATGCTTAGCTCCGATCTTCCTCAGGCTAAAGAACTGATCAAACTTGCAATTAACGTATCCTACTGGACCTCGGTTCGCAGCCGAGTTCGTGAACAATATGTCTCTAAAGTCAACAATCCTCTCGGTAAAGAATTCAATCTTATTGTCCCAGCAACAGTTCCTCACAATACTTCTACTAACCGTGCTGGAGAAAATCTCTGGCTCACCGTCCCTGATCCAAAGTATGACAAAATTGGATCCGAGATCAAAACCCGAGTACAAGCTCCTGATGGTTGGATTTTTGTTGAATCAGATTTTGATGCCCAAGAGGCTGTTGTTGCTTCCATCTTTGCTGATTCCTATCACAAAGTGGCTGGGTCAACTCAGTTCTCCCATGCTATTCTTGCAGGATCAAAAGACAACGGAACAGACATGCACTCAATGACCGCAAAAGCAATCGGGATTTCTCGAGCTGTTGCTAAGGGGTGTAATTATGGTATGCTTTATGGCTGCGGAGCCAAGACTCTTGCAAACACTATCCGAAAGGGTAATAAGTCTATTCCCATGAAACAAGCAATTGACATGGGCAAAAAGCTTATTGAGATCAAGAAAGGCCGCAAAGCATATCGAGGTATGAGGGAACTTATCGGTGGATCTGACTCATATGCTTACAACGAGATGGCAAAGATTGCTTGTGAGAAGACTCCTATTAATCCCTTGAGCGGAACCAAGATGTCTACCGCATTCCGTCCCAGCTCAGTCGGCGATGATTTCTGGACTATGAGGAATAACTGGTGTATTCAATCAACCGGAAGTGCTATGCTTCATGCTTTCATGGCCGCCATGGAGTGGCTTATCAAAGATCACGGACTTAATGCAAAATTCAATATGTCTGTGCATGACAGTATTTTGTATATGTGCCCAAAAGAAGAAGCAGAGAAAGTTGCTGCTCTATTCCAAGTAGCTCATGCTTGGTGCTGGGCTTGGATGCGGTATAATTACGGAATCTATGAACTTCCTGTTGCTAACGCATGGCTCTCTTCCATCGAGATCGATCATATTTTCCGCAAAGCCGCAGATGCAAGTACAAACACGGTATCTCAACAAAAGAAAGAAAATGACGGACACTCAGTTACAATCAAAGACCTCATCCCCGTCTTTGAAAACCTTTGATGAAATAAATCAATACTTTCAGACCAAGTACGGGCTATCTCTTTTTATGCAAGAGGAGCCCTACTTGATGGATGGCAAGAAGCCTCAGTATTGGGTTGGGATAAATAGCACAGAGATGGCGTTATTAAAAGCCAACGGTGACTTTACAACAAAGTATCCTAAAAAGGCAAACATGACAAAAAACGCAGGGCATCGGTGTATTACACTCAACACTCTGCGTAATAATATTCAAAAGGGAAAAATGCTATTTATGAGGGCTTAAGATACTCATCATCTGGCTTAAGAGTAATATCAACTTGTTTTGCAGATGTTTGCGGATCTTGGTTGGGAACAGTTCCAGCTTGGTTTCTCCATAGTCCAAAATTAATGTTAAGCTTGAACCAGGGCGGATAGTCTCCTTCTTTGGTTTTATCACATTTCCAAACTTTTTGAAGCCCACCTTCGATAACTTTAGTGTTATCTATTACTTCTTCTCCATCAGAGTTAATGCTAATTGCTTCGTTGGGAGTAAATTTATAAGTTGCTGAGCCATCTTCTGCAAGCCCGCAGGTTAGTTTTAGTCTATCACCAAACCTTCTCTCACAGCCCTTTAAATCCTCAACAATATAGCTTTCTGTAGCCTCTGGGCTAATAACCCTAGACCATACTGCAAGACCGGTATTTATTCCATCCTGAGTCTGTAAACATTTTCTTGTTGGTAAGAAATCCTCAATAGAGATAGGATCAAATGCTGCGCAAGGTTGAGTATAGAACCTTCCGTCTGCAACAGAAACCATGACAGTATAGTTTTGTTCATAGATAAACTGAGAGGAATCTGTTACTTGAACAAATCTTTCGCTATCTAGCTCGAATCCTGTAGCAAATTCTAGGCCGGGTATTTCAGGAACCCACCCGGTTACTGCATCTGCAACAAGATCTAGCATAGGTAGGGCAAAACTATGTCCTTCTCTTTGAACTTGTTTTTGAACCAGAGTTACTGAATACGTCATTCGTCTAGTTCTTACAGTGGGAATATAGGCTCCTCCACCAGATTCGTTAGTTGTTGAACCAGAGACAAAACTAACTATAATCATAGTTTGCTCTGCAACTCTACCTGATTGATCCAGCTCTTCTGCAAGACGCAAAACTACGGCACTCTGTCCTATTGCAGAGTGAACCCTAGAGTATAGCTGGTTTTCAATTTCTAAAAGCATTAAAACTCGCCGCCAGAAAGAAAGTCAACTAAGACCCATTTGCCAGTAGTATCGTTGTAAATAAGAATATCTCCTTTCTTTACATTACGAGTAAACTCGACGTCTGATAAGTCTTGTAATTTTCTTGTAGACTCTAAACTAATAATGTATTGTCTGAGCTTATCAGCACTTTCTTTGTAAGAAGTACCATCTGGAAAAACAGCTGCTAAAGACTGAGTTTTGTATCCATAGCAGTTGTTGCTATTGTTTACGATTTGAAACTGACCTGGTGAATATGTTGTGTTACCAGAGCCAGAATTACATGTACAAGTGCTATTACCACAATTTGAGCAAGACATTAGAAAGTATCTCCTGTATTTAATCCGCCGTAGTTATCAAATTCGCCGTCTGCCGATTCTGTTTCGTTATCTGCAACTAATGCATCTCCGCAGTCAGCCTCTGCTGCATCTTCAGTATTTGTAAAGCTAGATAGACTTCTTGTGCTTTCTAAAGCATCAAATACCTGGTTAACTTTATATGTGCTATCTCCAATCATGCTATCAATACCTTGGGTATCAAGATTAAGTCCTTCTTGGCCTACTGTATTTCTAACAAATGCTTCTCTGTTAGGAGCAAGCCAGCGACGATCATTGCTACCTTCACGAAGTACCCACTTATTAAGAGAAGGCTCAGTAAAGCTTCTACCTCTCTGATAAGAACTCTTAGTCATAGAGCAACTAGAATTCCAGAAGCGATAGGCCTCTTCCCACTTAAGTCCGGTACTTGGGCTACCCTTAGCCGCCCATAGTTCTAATTGTTGCAGAGCTTTTTCCGCAGCTTCTTGAACCTGAGTACGAGGTCTTAATACATCAAGATAATATCTAGCAATTGTGGCCTGAGTTCTTCTATAAGAGCCAGCAATTAAAATCTTACCTTGAGGTGGTGCGCTATCAATATAGTTATTAATTAGCTGACCAGCGTCATTTAAAGCTAGTTGGATTTTAGTTACATCTATACCGTTTCCGGTTGGATCTTCAATATTAGAAAGCTCTACAGCTTCTTGAAATCCAAAAACAGATATAAAATAATCTACTGTAGCTGGGGTACAATTATTTGCGACTCCGTATA